AACCAATGGCGATGCAGCAGAATTATTCTGGGTAGTTGGTGCCGTTGGACTAAACTGTGGACCACTGGCATTGGTCATGGTCAAATCATAACCACGTACATCCGAAGAACAATTTTGGTAGCCTACCCAAGATCCTTCGTATTGAATCATGATATCAACTTGATCTATAGCAGAGTAATACCAAAGTTGACCAGTAGGAGGATTCTGATCAGGCGCAGTGTTGCTAGCAGTGTATGTAAATGTAGGTGATCCTACCCAATTACTAAGCACCAGCGCAGTACCAGTTACATTGAGATATCTGACTCCAGTGCATGCGGTAGAAAATCCAGCAGTAGCTATTGGCGTTCCAACAATGTTTGAAATTGTAATATCACCACCGGCAGCATGTGTAAACACAAGTGCTCCACTGCTATTCACTGATGCACTAACATAAGGTATGTTGGCTGCACTGACTGCGCTGACAAAAGCGTCAACAGTTGTACCAAGCAGTACTGCGGTTGCATTTATAGTAGTGGTAGTGCCAGGTTGTGTTGCTGTAATACTAAATGAGTTATTGGTAGTAAACGGACCAGGACTAGTTGTATTTCCAGTGATTACCGTGGCACCGGTTGTGAGTCTTTCAAGAATCAAAAATGCAGACGATCCTCCATTACCATTAAGTTGAGAAGCGTAAGGATCAACTTGCGCATAAGTTGTGCCTGCAGGAATGTTTAAGCCACCGCCTGAAGGATCCAACCCATATATGGCATAATCGTCATTGTAAAATACAGGACAACTCTGTGTTACAAAAGCACCCAAAGTGCTGTTGTATTTTTTAAGTACAATGTTTGTGCCAAGATTTACGTTGTTGGTCTTTTGCCAAACTGAACCAGTTGGCTCAGGCTGCGGTGCAGTGGTTCTCCAATTTGGCGCTGAATAATTTGGGCCAGCAAAATATGCAGGTACATAATAGGTTCCTGCGGTAATACCCAATGTTGTCAATGGAGTTCCAGTTCCATTAGCAATGGTAATTGTTCCATCACCAGATGCAGCAGTTCCATCACCATACAATAAAAATTGACCACCAGTATAAGCCGAATAAACACCTGTGATGGCTGCAGAATTTACTGCATTAGATAATCCTTCAACTGTGTTGTTAGGACTACCAGGAACCGCAACTGTAGTTCCGTTGATAACCACAGAATTGCCGCCGGTTAAACTAGTCGGAGTCAAAGTTCCTTGCACTGTGGGCCAAGAAGTTTTCCAAGTATTACTTCCAACCAATACCCAAGAATTGTAATAATCTGACAATTGTGTGGCACTAGTAGAACTTGCAGTAGGGCCTCCACGTTTGTAATATCCTGGCAATGTTGTACTGATTGCAGTGACTGCATAATTTCCAATACTACCAATGGATTGCAAAGGCACCGCAGAATCACTTTCAAGGTCTGCCGAATTGGTAATTACAATTGGTTTTTGATTTGTAAATGCTCCAGTTACCTGATTCCATTCAAAAATGCCCCATGCTGAGTTAACTGTATCTAACCAATAGGTATTATTATTAGGAGCACCTGTGGGTCTTACTAGACTGGCAGTGAGTTGTGATAAATCAATGTCCACACGTTGAACATAACATTGATTAGTTACACCCAACGCTGAATAAGCTGCCAACAATCCATATTCATTGAGTTCGTAACCATTGATTGGTGTTCCTGCCGCAGTATTGTAAAAGAATGGCACTCCATATGTGGATAACAAATCTCTTTGACTTGTAATTAAATAAGTTTTGTTGGCGTTGGCTGCAGTTGTTCCTGCCGCGATGCCTGTGCCAGCACCTGATACTTTATTTGCCGCAGTAGCCAATAAAATGTATGGAACAGAATTAGTTGCTGCTGGTATGTAATTGCTTTGATCAATTACTGAAACTTGTACGCCGGGTGATAGTAAAGCCATGACAAAATCCTTTTTTTCAATATAGGTATTTAGTAAAATTGGAAAAAAACAGGTGTATCTTGTCCCTACTCAGTAGGTTTTGTTAAATACAATATGAGACCTATATGTCAGGCATGTAATCAACGCCCAAAGGCAATTGCCTATCATCATACAAACGGACAAGTACAGTATAGACGTCTTTGCGAATATTGTATAAAAAGAAATCGGCAGATTGCTGCACCTGTACCTAGATGGAAATCTGCTGGATACAAGAAAAAATCAACATGTGATATGTGTGGATTCAAGTCCAAATACGCCGGACAATCTTTGGTATATCACTTGGATGGAAATTTAAATAATAACAATTTACGCAATTTAAAAACTGTGTGTTTGAATTGCACTGTGGCAATTGTCAAAGCTGACTTGGTTTGGAAGGCAGGCGATCTTGAACCAGATTATTGAGTTGTAGAAACAAATTATCCATGGTAGAATTATTGTCTATTTGTGCATCAAATTTTGTGCCAACCCAACTATATTCACTGGGATGCACATTTAGTTGTCGAAGTTTTCGTTGTCCTAATGCCCATCTAATATTCCCATTGGGACCAAGATTTACATGAACTGCTGCATCATACCATGCAGGTTCCGGTCCACGTACAACTCTGACAACTTGACCGCCTAATTTCCTTATGGCAGAAATTTCATTGGGAAATCTACAGTCTGTAATAACAATGTCATCTTTTGAAGAACGTAATTTGTTTTCCAAACTGGCTATCCAAATGTCATCGTGAAATGCAGATCTGCATACATCGGTGCCCCAGTGTTGTAGAACCCATCTAGGAGTAAGATTTGGAATTTGAAGACGTTCTGCCCACCAAACATCTACCTGTTCTCTCCATTCTCGGCTGTGCCTGGTTCGACCCTCTAGCATGTCTCTGTCCCACCCAAACACAGCACTGATAGCATCTTTAAGAGTGTTTGCAAAACTTTCTCTACGAAATTGATAGATATTGACCAGGTAGTCAGCTATGGTGTCTTTGCCTGCCCCAATAAAACCACAAATTCCAATGATCATGTAAGTGCCTTTATGTTTAAATGGTGAAGTGTTTTTTGCAGTAATTCTATTTGTCTGCGACAATCTTCAAGTGCATGATGACTAGTAGGAGGCTTTGGTAAATCAGGCCAAAGCCCAAAAACTGTACGACTGTCTCTAACAACATAAAATTGCCAAGGGATAGGTTTGTCATAACTTTTGTAAGCATGTTCTAGTATGTTCATATCATAAGTCGGGCCTTGAGCCCATATTCTTTTGCTTTTCCATATTAGTTTACCTAGTTCATCCAATGCTTGATCTAACGGAATACGCCCTTGTTCATTGAATGCTTCGTCTCTTGCAGCTGCTGGTTGGGTAGCCCACCAATCTATTGTGCCTTGTTGTATGCTACGATTTGGTTGACTTTCTAGAGTTATTCGAGCATAATATTTTTGTTCGTAGTAGCCTGTGCCCAACGGGTCAAAACTTTGCGCCGCTATAGTAAGAATAGTAGTGTCAGGACCAGTGCCAAGTCCTTCAAGATCAATCATTAAATCTGCCATGCTTGTATTGTAACACAACAGCAATTAAAAGTCTAGCAAACTTTAACCAATAACCCAGGTCAATGGTTGTGAACCATCTACGTAGTTTTTTAGATCATTAATACAAAATTCTAAAATTGCTTTGCCTTCCGCTTTCATGGCAGTGCCATTTAATGTAGAACCGCCTTGCGGACCTGCAATGGTGCCAAATTTTTCACGGGCTTCACCGATTATAATTTTACAACTTCCTACCATAAAATCACGTATCCATTGAGAAATTTGCGGATCACTGAGCAAATTAAATTCGGGTTTGTAGTTGTAGGTCCACAACAAAACAGATTCACCTGTGCCTTTGGGATCTCTTATTAGTTGCAGTTTTTTAGTCACAGTATTGAATGTAAAATTCATATAAGCACCAAACATACGACCTGCTAACTCTACATATTGGCTATAAAAATCGTAAGTGGCCAAGCCTCCGGCCACGTTAAAATTCATAAGATACACGTTTAGACTGGCCTGACTGAATGGATCAAAATTTGATGCAAAAGGACCGGTGGAATCTCCAAAAGTTCTGCGGAAAATTTGTCTTACACTCTGAACTTCTTGAGGTAAAGTATAGATGTTGACATTGGTAACAAGCTCCATAAACGTGTAGCTTTCTTCATAGGCATTTTCTGCTCTTTGTCTGTAATTACCTATTGTAGATCTATAAGCAGTTTCGTAGTGTTCTGCATCTAATTCAAGATCAATGATACCATCACCTAGCTGGTGACGAACATAGGTGAAAAGATCTTGTTTTAATGTTTCTAATGATGTTTCTGTTTGAATACCCATGCAAGCTCCAGTATAGGGTATTTATATCAAAATACTGTAGTTGCTCCACGTTTTTTGTTTAATGCTACTAAATTTTGATTGGTAAACTTTGTGGGACAAAATTTACATTGCGGTATAACATTATCTATGCTTGATATAAAAGTTTTGCCGCGCTGATCAAATTGTTCAACTGACAATGGTTCATATGCATTAAGCAATAATCTATCTTCATTGCTTATAGACAAGGTGTGCTGATGATCAAATTCTGGCATCAATGCCACTGGACCACACTTGTAGAGTTTGCCTTTGATGAAATGATAATTTTTATATTTTACCATGCCGCAGACTGCATGTGCTTCTTCAGCTATGCTGTTGTGCAAGGTTAAATTTTGATTGCTACCAGTATGTACACTGACATTGTAGAAACTGTCATACAACCATACATGAACATGAACATTATTGCTGTCTTCAAATGCATAATCTGCACCCCAGGTTGCTGATCCGCCTTGTTCGTTCAAAGCGTCTTTACCAGTCCATGTTTTGACTTTTCCTTTTAAAAACTTATGTATTTCTTCAAAATATCTATCCAGTTCAGTTTTATTATGCACACTTACACTGATCCAATTACTGTTACCACTTCTGTTGGTAGAGGCTGGAATGTAACTTGCTATTGCATCATACAGTCCTGGCACTTTGTTTAAACGTGTGCCATTGGTAAGTAGGTTCACACGTTTTTTCCATATTTTGTTGAGTCCTTGTATCCAGTCGCATATGCTGGGATTCATCAATGGTTCACCGCCCAATATGGTAATTTTTTGAAGTCGTATTTTCTCTGCCCAGTCTTGATAAGTAGATTCATAATCTTTCCAAAGTTGATGTCCTTTAAAATTATAATTGTTATAGCGATTACAATTTGTGCAGGCTATATTACACACATTGGTTATGTAAAATTCCACATTGGGCACATACAATCTTGGATCTTTTGGAGTATCATCTGGCCACTGTATTTTAGCGTCGATCATTTACCAAACCCTAAGAATTATTAAGTTATCTGTGCCGCGACCATTGAAAGCAATTTCTGTAGCTCGGATATCTTTGTAGAACTTACGAGCTGCAGGCTTGCCCACTGCACCTATGCCTTTGAGCTGTTCTGCTGGCTTGCGTAAAGTTTTCTGCTGAGTTTCTACAGTACTGAATCCAATGATACTGTTGTTTTTAATAGTAAATGTCTTACTGTAATCGTCGGCTACAACATGAATCAATTTGCGTTTTTTGGTATCGTACAACCAGGCTTCGGACTTTTCAATCAACTGACTGGGCGGCAAACTTTTGAGTTTGAGTTCTGCAAACTCAGCTAGGAACTTGAATTTGCTGGCTTGTTTTTCTGGGCTGACTGCTTTTTTCTTTCGCGGTTTACGTTCAACTTTTTTGATTTGAATGTAGGCACCGCAGTCATTGATCACAGTTTCGCAAAACTTCAACACATTACGCAATTGAATTTTAGAAAAATGTCGATAGCCTTCTGTCAGTTGCAAGTC